CATACACCCACATAATCTGATCGCGGATTTCAAAGCCTGCATCCTCAATGGCAACAGCCATACGGTGATAAGTGCGTGAGCCTGAGAATGCAATCAAGTGACCGCCAGGCTTGAGAACGCGAAGTGCTTCTTGCCACACTTCAACATTGAAGGCGATGCCGCTTGAATCCCAGCTCTTACCCATGAAGCTAAGCTCATAAGGCGGGTCTGTGACGATTGAATCCACCGAGTTCTCTAGCATTTCTTTCATTGCCGCTATGCAGTCATTGTTAATTAGTTTCAAGCATTTTTCCTAACAATCGCCATTTCTTACTATCCCAAATAGTGTCACACGCCCTGCACTTAATTTCAAAAGTTCTATCTAGTTGCTGAGGGTTAATGCGTAGAGTAGCCCCGCAAGGTTTTTCATCTTGTCCGATAGTAGGGCATCTACCAATAGTAATCTCATCTGACTTATGACCTAGAACGAATTGTATTTTGTGCGCCGTTGTAATAACTGTTGTGGCAAGTTTATCTGCATCAGGATAGTCAGTACGCGCCCACTCAGAACGCTTGAGGATGTATTCAACCGTCATGGTGATTTTGTTTAACTCTTCACCGCGAAAGGTAATGCGGGTTTCCTGGCGTATAGAACGCATTTTAGTTTCATGTTCCATAAGTGGCTGACTAATCCCTCCGGTGCGTAGATGTAGCGTTTCCAACTTTACAGGGATAGGCGATGACTCACCGCTTCCCGACACGCGCTCTCCGTAACCTTTAGTGGGTAAAAGTTCAGACTCAAGTTCTGTATAGCAAGCAGGAAACTTCTCTAGTTGCGACATGGCGTATTGCCAGCAGTTATCGCAAATTGAGTAATGCTGAAACTTTTTACAGTTGGCACATTTCATTTATTGCGTTTAGCCTTAAATGCCTCTACTTGTTCGCGGCTATAAAAAACAATTTTGCCTTCTTTTTTTACCCAACGCAAAAGACCGCGATGTTGTATTTGGTGAAGGTTGTTGTGGGTAATGCCAAGAAGCTTGCATACCTCTTTAGAAGTTAGGAGTTCCAAAATGAGTCTGCCTCAGCCTGTGGCTTAGGTTGTGCGTACTTCGCTTTAGGAATAACTGCAAATGATTCAGCTTTAATCTCAATACCAACTTTGGTTGTTCCGTCTTTAGCTTGATAAGTTGAAACTTTTAGGTTGCCAATAACAAGAACCTTGTCACCTTTTTTAATTTCAGTTGCCGTTTCTGATTGCTTGCCTAGTACGGAAATGCGATACCAAACAGTTTCGCCATCAACCCATTCAGTACCTTTGCGCTCGCGTGGAGTTTCAGCTAATGAAAATGATGTAACGCCAAACTCACCATTAGCACCCTTAAAGAATTTGATTTCGGCATCTGTGCCGACATTGCCTGTTACTTCAACTCTTGCCATGATTCGCCTTCTATCTCTATGTAGTTGCCTTCATTGTCTAGTCTAACAATCCTACTATCAGGCAGGTGCAACGGGTATTTCTCCGTATCTCCATAAGTAGGAACCATCCACCCCTTGACCGTAGCCTTCGTTGGGTTGAGGTGGATGGAATCTGTGCCTAAATTGTGGCAGGGATGGCATACGCCAACAAGATTGCTGACCTCATCCTTGCCCCCTCGACTTTTTAATTTGCGGTGATGAAGGGCTAAATCCGATGACGGCTTACCGCATCTCTCACAATAACCATTTGCTCTGGCTAATACTGTTTCAGCTATTATTTTGTCCATTTTTCCTGCTCAAAATAAATAAAAGGTGCTGCCGTGTATGGGTCTTTATCGGCGGCTATCTCTAACGCTTTCTTAATGCTCGCGCCAGCTTTAAGAGCGCCAATAGCCAGCGAACTTCCGCTTCCAATGCCGTATATGCCATCAGAATCAAGACAAACGGCAAAATCATCAGCAATGTCAAAAACCTCGCCACCAATCGCAATAAGAAAAGCAAACTTAGTTTCATCATCTTTATCATCATCCCATTTGTAGTCATTATCTTTGAAGCATTGTTTCATTGACGGCACAACTCGGCTAACAATAAAATGATACAAGTCTGCTCTGTCTGCTGCGATTGGTGCAGGTGGTTTCCAAATGTGCTGAATGATGTCGCAAGCCGCGCTCTCTCCGGCTCCCGCAATAATATATGGGCCGCGTTCAACAATTTTTGCCATTTGTGGATGTGAATACTTGCGAGTAGCTGTTACTAAAGAGTCTGCGGCAATATGAACCCTAGTGGGAGTTATCTTGGCTACGATTGTGGTCACGCGGTTATCTTACACCATCTAATTTAAGTGAGGGGGGAGCGACTTGCGCTCAACCCCCTCGTATTCATACTAGGAACGGCTAGTATGAAATCTAGTACCAACCATGATTAAGATGGAAGGCGTAGGCTTGGCATGAATTTCCGTACCGAACCTTGATATATCTAAGCCCCGCTTGTACCTGGATAATTGGGTTAGTCGTTTTGACATAACCGTAATTTTCCCAAGTGTGCGGCATAAACTGAAAGATACCAAAAGCCCCTGAACTACGATTTTTTGCTTTTGTATTCCAATGGCTTTCTAGTTTTATCAAATTATCTAAACAACTGAACTCTTTAGAAGGTACAAGAGTCTTGGCATAAGCGCGAGGCTGATGTCCAAACCTTTGCATTAGCTTCATCTGAGGTTCAAGAGCTATGGCTGGTGTTGCAAACGCTATTCCTACCGCAAGCGCGGCTATTAAAAGGAAGCGCCTCTTGAACTCTATTAGTAGCCAATCTCTCCCCTGACTAGAACTTCGATGGCTGTGCCTCCGTTGTTAAGTGCGTTCATTTCTGAACCTCCTTAGTTGTCGGTTGGGTTTATTATAGCAAGTCCGTGTTTGGCGTAACCCTCAATGTCTAGCCAAGAGTCCTCATGCTCAGGATTTGCGCTCAATCGGACTAATTTAAGGGCAATCATCATTTGGGCAACCTGCTCAGGCTCAATGACTATTTTCTTATCAAGAATCAAGCTCCACATAAGCCCAATCTTGGTGAAGTTTTCTGTGGCATCGCCGTACTGCTCTTGGCGTTCGGCAAGAATGTGCTCAATCATTCTCCCATCCCTATAAAGAACTTGATTAAATGTATATCCCATCCATGACGGTCAACATTAAACCCAAGAGCAATACCTCTAAGATAACCATAGTGCAACCAATATCTTCCTAACTGGCGTTCTTGCATTTTACCCTCCGTAGATACTTGTAAGTGCTAACAATAAATCAGCAATGCTTTCTTCTAATAACATAAGAAATTCTAAATCGTTTATTTTTTACCTGCCCATCCGTCTCCGCGAAAGACAATGCCGGGCGGTGAGTTAAATTGCTTATTCATCTGTTGCCCACATTGAGGGCAGTTAGGTATGGAGCTATCTTCAAAGGATTGATACAACTCAATCATGGCTTGGTCTGCGGGGCAGCGGTATTCGTAATTTGGCATCAGAAAAGTCCTACCTGTTCTATCTCTGAAACAACCCACACAATGCAATCGTTTCCATTTTGATTTTGTCGAGTTTTGCCTGAGTCATAAATCAAGTCATCCTTGAGTAGAGATAGGCGAGTAGGGCGAAGGGTGTCACCTGGCATATTAAGTGCGGTTTGTATTTCTTGGTCAGTAGCTCCGCGCTCTTGTTGGTCAAATATGTATTGAAATACCTTGGCGCGATTAGAGCCAAATTTAGGTCTAGCCTTTTCTTGCGCTGCTAATGATGTTGTTCTCATTCAGGCAACCCATACTTCACTATGGCAATCGCAGCCATCTTTGTACGCTTAGTTGCAGAATACCAATCAGGTGAAATGCCTGTTGGTGTTTCAAGTTCTTCAAGGTCTTTGGCAATTTTGTCGCGTAAAGATTTTTCAATGTCATTTATTCCGCTCATTTTTCCCCCAATGCAATCTGAGCGCAAGCATCCTGAACCATAAGAGCTACATTATCTAACCCTAATTTAATAAGTTGCTTGCGGTTGGTAGTAAGTGGCATGGCGCAAATCTTCTCGTATATGTCGAGCCTTATCTGTGCCTCAAGTGTTGTAATGACTTGCTTGGCAAGTGCGTTGCCTTCAGGTGTGTCAAGAATTAACTGCCCATCCTTAACGCTCCAATGGTTTTCTTTACAGATTATCTTCATCAAAGGGCCTTTCCATGCTAGTTCCAATTAAAAAGATGGCTGTGGCAATAGTAACTGCTATGGCGATTATCATGCTTGGCGCTCCCATGTGTAGTTGCAATGAGGGCAAAGGGTGGAAAGATAACCGGCAAAAATCTCACCATCATCTTCATAAGGTTTATCGCAACTTGGGCAATCTACCTCAACTGAACCTGCATAAACTCCGCGCATTAGTTCACCCACTTATCAACATCGTAGTTGGTGAAGATAGACCAAGTGCCAAGAGTAAAATCGCGCTTGGTAACGGATTCTTCACCAACTAAACCCAAGTAATGCTGACATAGCATTGTTTCGACATAGCTCTCACACCAATAGATTTTGTTAAACCCAAGAGGTGCGGGTGCGCCGTCAAAACGATTAGGGTGCTTGAGAATATCAGGATGCCATTCGGCACTTAGATAAGTGAGGCGGTCAAAATCCTCGGCGGTAATTGTCATTGTGATAGTAGCCATTATGCCACCGCTTTCAATTGTGAAATGTTAAAAGAGCAAAAATGTGGGCAAGAATCGTAATCAAAAAAAACCAACGCTTTGCCTGTATTAAAATTGATTGAATCAAGAACGCCAATTTCAATTCCTGCCAATGAAGTAACTTGAACTTTGTTTCCTATTGTCATGTTATGCACCAACATTGTAATTGAATGAACGAACCCAGTTTTGGGCATTTGTAATTGAAGTATGAAATTGCTTGGTTGATTCATTAACTGCAACTGAGCAATATCCAAACTTTTCTACTAACTTGTGTTCAATTTCTGCGCTATACCACTCGTTAGGGCCACCGTTATAGACAAGAAACTTGTTATCGGCAGTTTTGTAAGTCCAGCCATTTACGCGATTGAACTTAATCATTTTTGTAGCCATTTTCTTACCTCCGTCAGATTCTCCGTTCGTTCCTCTGACAAGACAAAACTTACTC